CTCTTAACTGTTTGCTATCCTTCAGCGGGTACAGGTTTTGGTGTACCGCATTCCCCTAATCAATAGCCCCCCCGAGACCGCCTGCGATCGTGCAAGAATTTTTTCAGGTAGATTGTTGTTGGCAACAATTAGATACATACCAGTAGAGGATAACGCTGACGGTGCTGCAAAGGATTATTCCTGAGTCATTCGCCTGCGATCGTAGCCAAAAACCTCGCCCGGTGCTTGAAAGATGGCCAAAAAGGTCCAGGTGCGCGGTGTTGGCGCCAAGACTGGGCTTTGAAAGATCGCCCGAGATAGTTGGCAGCAGTAAACAACCGCCAGAGTGTTGAATCACCGGGTGCGGTGGACAATTTAGCTTGAAACAGCAAAGTTAATACATTGCTCACACAAAATGGACGCACGCCAGGCACGAAAGGGACTTAAGCTGTTTATTTTCCAAGAATCAAAGTACAGAGCAATTAGCAAGCAGGAACACGAAAAAGAAATCACTTGCGTTTCTTTTTTGCAGGCCGGGAGGCTACAGAGTTAGCTATGCGAAGGGCTCTTTTTTGGCCGGGGTCGTGCCCGCTGTCCATTTTGATAAAGGGCTGGACCTTATCAGGACATGGTGTGGCCAAGGATTTCAAATATCTGTAAGTATCCTCCAGGGTGGCAGAGGGAGGCGGATTGACACCAAGATTCCAGTCTTCCAAAACGTCAGGGTTCATTGTGTAAATATTTGCAAGAACATCCGGTGTGAGGGGAACCTTACACAGTTGCAATATAAATGAAAGTTCATATTCCTCAACATGCCTCAGATAATTTTTATATTTAGAAGCATCGTAGTCTGTGGGCTTTTGTTCGGTAGTTAGCACAGACAGGTTGAAGTTGGTTCCTCTGGTTGTGTCCACAACTGTAACAAAGGCCTGATTCTCCCAGCATATTCCATTGTTCTGACCTTGGGCACGCATCAGCCAATATGGCCTGTTAAATAGCTGGGAATCACTGGACACCAGAGAACCACTAGGGCTTCCAAAGTACACGGAGGAACTGGGCTTGAGCTCACGGCCAGCTTTGGCCACCAGAAATTTACTGCCAGGAACAGCATCACCCACAGTTCCATTCCTATTAAAGAAATGCCTAGTATACATTTGCTCCCTTCTGCCATAGAAGAAAAGGTGGTCCCCGTAGGTATCCTTGCCCATTCGGATGTAATCTGTGTACTTGCATATGGATGTGTTAATGTCTAGAGGGGCATCAGACTTATTGTCCTGCAGACGATTAAAATCCATAGCGCCATATCCTATATCTATCATGTCCCCATCCTCTATTACAGATGAGACCAGCTCTAGAGGAGGGCACGACCCTCTGGGGGCGGGCGCCTCATCACCTTTTGGGTCACAGCGTAGTGCAGGGGCCCAGTGCTCCCCCAAAGGAGGGGCACATCCTAAAATGAACAATTGTGTTTGTTTAGTGTCAGAACTGACATTCTGCCTGCCATCTGGTACTGGATCCGGCATATATGTCCTGGGGTTTTCGGTGTCATCATATCTATTAAATAAAGGGTGTCCTGTCAAGCCAATGCCAAGTGGCTGCCCCCTGCCAATTTCAACCCCTCGCATAGCCCACACAAGACGTTCAGTTTCAGGATTAAATATAGACTGGTCAGCAAGTGCAAATTTATTAGGATCAGGGAAGCGGATTCTAAACACCCGGTATTGATTGCATGAAACCTTAGGGACCTCCACAGTTTGTTCATCAGCACTCCTAATTTCATAGTATGGATGACCAACAGTCAGGAGCCGCTCACTGTTTGCATGGTAATACACATTGGTGCGTATAACATAGGCATCTGTACTGCTGGTCTTTGTAACAGGCGTAGGGGGCAAGTACAGCTTATTGCCAGAAGCCGTCCAGAACGCCATCTGCAAAATAATCAAAGATAGGACCGTTTGCGTTTCTTCCTTAGCAGGCTAGGATGCAGAAAATAGTCAGAGGAACCTCCAAAATCAATGATTACTAAATTTGGTGTTTCAGAGGGGTCATCAAACGGTGTGTAGGGGAACGCTGGCTTTGAACTGTCCACAACGTACCCCGAAGAATTATCAACATCCACAGGACCTGGAAATGTACGCACTGCTTTGCCTTGTGACACTGTCACTGTAGTCCTGCGGCGACCAGTACCCAGCACTAGCTGGGCCCCGTCCCCCACAGGCTCATACTCATCGAGCAGTTCTGAATCAGGATATGTGTCCAGAAATTCATCTGTAAGTGTGACCGAGGACATGCCATCATCCACAGAGCCCTGGGCAGACGAGTCTAACACAATAGACTCCCCAGACACCTCCCCTAGACTAGAAAGTTCTATGGCCTCTGGTGCCTCCCCATGAAGAGAGCTTACTTCACTAAAGTAATGCACCTCCTGACCTATTACAGCCCCAGAGCGGGTACGCAGCGTGGCGCGCTGTCCAAGCCTGCTGACGCGAACATGGCCACTGCCAGTTAAGGAATAGCGAGGCCTGTGCAATACCCTCAAATCTGTAAACTCATATTCTGGGGCAGGGCGTGTAGAGGAAGGTGAAAAGGTCAGTGTGGCATCCTCCTCCCCCTCAAATACAGGGTTGTCATATGTAATTAACCTTCGAGGAGCGTGCAGGTAGGTAGGGTCATGCACTTTAACCTGTCTAAACCGTCTTCCGAGGTACCCCAGGCGCCCCCTGCGCACCGGTCGGGCTGGTGTACTGCTTCTAGGACCCTCAGTACCAAAGGTTGTGTCTGCCTCGAACGGCCCTGTGGTTTCGCTGGTTGCATACGTAGCAAGCTCAAACTCCTCCGCCGGCACCCCGAGAAAATGGCCCCCCTCCCCAGAGGTAACAAACACATGAGCAGTACTAGATGTCTCCCCTGCAGAAAAAGCATCCAGCAGCGGTGCCTCAAATGCTGGATTGTGAAAGGTGGAATGGCTGTATGTGGTTCTGGTGGGGGGTGCAATGTTCGACACCTCAATTGTGGCAGGTCCCTGATTGATGTGGACATCATTTGTGTCAACCGTGGTGTCCACTGAAAGTGATGGCCCTGCTGGGTGCACCTCCGCAAACACCTCAACCTGATTAAAGGTGCCTGGTGTGTCCCCCCGTGTTATAACACCCCCAGATGTGTCTTCCACAGACAGGTCTAAACCCGAGGGGTCAACCCCTGGGTCAGGAACATCGACAGGCTCGATGACCGAGGGCCCCCCTGCATCCACTATCACCTCGGGATACGTGGCATCGGGTCCAGTGACCACTGTGTTTGGCAGAAGCACATCTGTGGGCCCGATAGTATCGGGGGGAAACGAAGGCCTGACCACATTTCCTGTGCCTCCTGGACGTACCCCTCCGCCAGAGCCCAATGGCACATACCCTCCAGTTCCCCCCCCACCCCGGCCTGTACCAATTCCCAGGCCCCCAAAGAAAAGAAAAGAGCTTGCCCATTTTACTTTATTTACAACATCATCAGGGCATGTACCAGAAGCTTTACATGTGCGGTACAGATCCTCCGCGGAGGCCCGCTTTACGCGCTTAGCCCTATGCATCGTCTGGTATAAAATACGAGCACAGGTAGAGTTGTATGAGCAAAAGCGGGGGTAAACAGCGATAGTGCTCTAATGAGTCCAACTGCAGGGTGCACAGCAGCAGAAAAAAAGTAGTGAGCAGTAGTACAAATCTGGCTGTGGAGGCGTGACGTGCAGTGAGTCCAAGAAAGATGTAGGACATGGCCTAAATGTCTTTAAAGTCCATGTATCAGGGCAGCCTCAACGCCCTGGGGAACATTTCCCGAGTTCAGAAATTCCTCACAAGCTGCGTGACTCCGAAAGGTCACCAGAATTCTGGCCCGACCAAGCCTGTTCACACTGTCATTGCCAACCCAAAAGAACGTGGTGCTTACAAGTCTAACCCACTTTTTATGTTTAGTCCTCAGTCGGTACCGCAGACACTTAAGCTGGTTGCAGCCCCCCTTAAGCAACACTACAGGGGAAGACCCAGCTGGCTGTAGTACAGCTCGAGGTCTTCTAGAACGTTTTGTCTGCTCTGGCTGCTTCCGCTTTGAAGAAGTAGGAGAATGTCCCTCACACGCTTCTTCCTCCAGCACTGGCGGGGAGTCCTCGCATCGTGGCGACTCAGAATTGTGTCTGGCCACGGGCGGGGGGATCTCCCCTGGAAGAGCGCAAGGCGGCCACCAGACAGGAGACCGTCCAAGCCCCGGAGACCTCCTGCGCGCAACAACAGGGTCGGGAGTGCTGGAGTCGGGCCTCGGGTTTGCGTACCCCTCTCTAGGGGGCGTTGATTCTGGTTCTGACCTGGTGTGTTCTCCTTCTTCCTGCTGCCAAAACGTTGACCGGGTCTCTGGTTCTCCTTGTCCTCGTCCGAGCTGTCCGGAGACCGTGAGCGGCGGGAGTCTGGAGCCGGTGGGGTCGGTGGCTGAGGCTGCGGTGATGGAGGGCTCACAGGCCCCGGGACTGGCTCCGGAGGTGGTGGGGCCTCCCCAGCCTGTGCAGGGCCGTTTTGGTCCTGGTGGTCCTGGTAGTCCTGGGGGTCCTGGTAGTCCTGGGTATCCGGGGGCGACGGAGTCCGTGACTGTTTCCTGTGTCTCCGTCGGGAGTGGTGACGCTGCTCGTCCGTATTTTTTGGGCGGCCGTCCTCGTCGTCTGACGACCCCGGCCCTCCGCTGATCAGATCCAGCAGCAGCTTCACCACATTCGGAACTAGTAACAGCAACAGAAGAATACACAGCGGTTTTATGAATAACAGTCCAGTCAGAAGCACCATACCGTGCAGCCTCACTGCTAAAGTCCACATAATATTTAGCCTGCGACCCCTCCATGAAGAACACGCCTGCATGGCACACGGTGCTAGATGTCTTATGCCACACATCATCTGCGTCCTGGTAGTACACACTCCCCCAGCACGTATACAGCATGGAATCAGACGGGCATGCACCAAACACAACCTCCACCTGCGAGCCCCCTTTTTTAAAACAGTGCCTTGGCTCTGCACACCACATGTCTCTGCTAGTGTCCGTTAATGTCCACGGCTCTTTAGAAAATGCGGATTTGCTCAATGATGTAAGGACGAGCTCCATCTCGATTGCCTGCTTTGCCTTTTCCTGGGTCACCACCGCAGCCGGTACGGCCTGGTACCCTAGTCTGCAGACTCCCCTTTTCTTTGCATAGTGCAGCAGCACATTTTCTTGTCTGAGCAATTGCCAATGCAGTATTTGGTGCTCCAGCTGCTCACTACTCTTTTCATAGAGATTCAGGAGCTCTTCTTGCAACGCATCTAAACGCCTGCTCAATGTCTCCATCGTCACCCTCGTCCTCTTGATCACTCAAATCTAACTGGGACCATAGCCTCCCAAAAAAAGCTTTCCAGTTGGCATCGTTTAGAGCAAAGGTAGGCGTGCCATCCTCGTTAAAGGGAAACTCACTGGGAAATTTGATACAGCGCATTCGATTGTACAGGTAGCGCCATCTGTCGTCTAGGCTTATATCTACATTTGATGTAACTAACAAAGGGGGGCATTTTAGCTGCACAGGGGCTTTATGCTTACAGTCCAATGACACAGGGTTACCATCTAATGCATTCCTCATATAGGTATCAAAATAATCAAAGCAAGGCTTAGTTGCATCATCCAGCAGCGCCACCTTGGCATCAGCCAATGGCTGCAGCCAGAAGTGACTTTTTGAATTTACAAAGGAGATTACCTTCCCGCCCAGGAAGCTAATTAGGCTCATACAGAACAAAGACTTGCCCGTGTTGGGAGGGCCATAGAAAAGCAAACAATTCTTTTTAGGTGTGCCTTTTAGAAAGCACCTGAGCGCCTGGACAAACCCTGCATACTCAACGTGCTGGTACCTAAGGAAACAGACAACAGGTTTCCAGTCTCCTTCCCCGGTTACCCGGGACGCTCGTCGATGTATCCAATTAGATATAGACATATTTTGCATCTCTGCCCTTTTGTAATAGCCCACCATGCGTGCACAGTCCTTCACATATTTTGCCTGATTATTTGTACTCAGCCAGGCTGCAGCATTATCATCCACGTCTGCCAGGCGAGCATATTCATAGGCTATCTGACATTCCTGCGCCATATCATGGTCATAGGCCCATTGCACCATCTTTGAAAAATCAAATTTAGTTGCATCGGCCGTCTGATGGCTAATCATTGTTTGCCTGGACAGCCAGTCTGGGTATGTACCATGGGACACTGTCGAGGACGCCATACTTGTCTTATACCAAAAGAGCGCTGCTGGTGTGCTGCGAACCTTAGGGGGTTCAGCCATCACCTGAATGTCTGACACATCGAGGAGTCCTCGCATTAGTTTTACCACAGTGTCTCGACATTTCGAAGCTTTAAAGCTACACAGTGTCAATACCAAGTACCCCCACCGGTCCATAGGGTAAACTGTGCAATGCATGTACAGACAATGAGAAGGTAGCAATGTTTTGAAGCTTTCACACAAAGGTCCACTCACTCCATAGATAGCACAAACCCAATCTGTGTAGCATGTTCTATCGCTTTTAAATGTCCTAGTAAGCTCCCCGTATCCCACCCCCACGCATGCTTTAAATTTAGCTAACAAAGTTACTCTCCGATTGTTAAGCTTGAGAAGCTCTGCCGCAAGCCCCCCAGCCGCTGTAGGGTCCTCGGCGCGCCCCCCCCCCTCTACTCCTACATCCTCGTCCCCGCGCGACACAAAGGCAACCCCATCTACCTGCGATTCCTCCTCATAAGAACCTGTAGTTTCATTTTGTATTGATATTTCTACCCCGCTGTCCTCTGCCGTCCCCGCAAACAACCGCTTTCTTGCCCTGGGCTTGCTGGGCGAGATGCTTATAGCTGTTAGGCGGGGACTAAGTTCCCCGAGAGCTTTTTCTTCGGGGCTTTGAAAGTGCTTTCGTTTTAGGTCTAGGAGCTGCCTCTCATCCTCCTGGGTTTGCTGCTGTTGAAATAGGGCTAGGGAATTTCCCTGCTCTACCTCAGCATCATCTACCAAATCTGATATGGTCCCCGAGCTAAGACTTTCAACCTCACTGATGTCGCCGTCCTCGCAGTCTGCCTCGTTCACTATAAACCATTCACCACTATAGCTTTCCAGAGGATCGGTAGAATCTGTACCTTCGTCGGCCATGTTAATTGTAGTCGCGCTCTCTGCAGCAGTACGGGCACACAAAGCACAGTCCTTCCAGAAGAAGACGATGAAGTACCCTGACCTGGTCTCGGCTCGCCAAGATCACCAGACGGACTGGCCGGTCACAGTGTCCGCACGTCACCAGCACTTTAAATGCATCATGATTTCCCTCCGAAATATTCTGCTCCGCCTCTTCAATGCGCTCATTGCAATACAAGTCTGCTGGGCAGGGTGTCTCTTCAAGCACAATGTCCCTAAGAGTTGGTTCTTTCCCAATCATTTTTGCACACTCTACAAAGTGCCCGCCAACGTCCTCTGACTTTGTGCACAGGATGTCTAAATGCCGAGAGGTCTATCTTTTCTGTCAGGCTGAGTCTACGCAGGCACCACAAGCACCTAATGCACTCTGTGAAAATGTTAACCCCTTGTTCACGCAACGTTTCTCCAGTAGTCGACGTTTCTAAGAACCGGGACACTTCATAGGTCCCTGATGCTCGGGCGCACCTTACACAGCTACCGTGGACCTCACGTCCTTTCCACACAAGCTGCAGGTCCGCATATACCTGGTGGCATAGGCTGGCAAAATCCAGGAATGTTTGGCAAAACAGACAGCGCACTAGCAGATCCTCCAACGGAACCTCTAATTTTTCTGCAAGCTCCAGCACTGTTGTGCTCCGTTCCAT